GACTCTACAAAAGATGTAGAATTTGTTTCTCCTTTAAATAGTCCTATCCTAAAAGAAGTAAATAGTAAAGGCGAACCATGCGTTCATGAAAATAGTCAAGATGTGTGGGAACATGCTTTTAGGACACATAGTATTGATACTATAATTCACAATGCGGCAGTTGTTGGAACTGACGTTGTTGCATTAAATCCGACAGAGTCAATCATGACTAATGTTTTAGGAACACAAAACATTACAAATGCTGCAAATAAAGTTAATGTTCTAAACTGTTATATAGGTACAACAGTAATTTATGACACTTATAAATATCAAAAGTCTTTGATCAAAGAAGACAGTGATGTTTTTCCTAGGACACATTACGCTGTGCAAAAATATGCAGGCGAAATGACTGTAAGAAACAGTGCAAAAGAATGGCTAGTCATGAGGCCTCTATTTGCTTACGGCGGTGTCGGCGACCCTAACTCTTTGATTGCAAAGTCTTTGTATACAGCTAAAAACAACAAGACAATTGATATGTTTCTAAATCCAAACAAAAAGAAAGATTACATGCATGTATCTGACTTTTGTGATGCAATTATTAATGCTATAACTTCTAATGTAAGAAACGAAGACTTTAATGTTTCAGTTGAAAATCCTTATACAACAAAAGAGATTGTAAGACTTATGTCTGAAACTTCTGGATTAGACATTGATAAATTTTTATGCTGGAAGCCTGAAACTGATTACCTTGGTAATCATTTGCTTAGCTGTAATAAGTTTCAAAAAATGATTGGTTTTTCTAACAATACAGTTGACATTGAGTTAGGCATTAAATTTGTATGGGATAATATTCTTAATGACCGTTCTGATTATAATCCGCTTAAATTCTTAGAAGAAGCTGGAGAAAAGAACATTGATCTTTTAAACTTTTTTCCAAAAGATGTCTCATAAAAGATACACCTAAGAGCAATTTTTATATCTGAATTAGAAATAAAATTTACGATGCAAAGTCTTGTTATGTAGAATACATATAACTATCAACAAAGGTGGTTATATATGGCAGACTTAATTTGTGAAACTTGTAACAATACTTATAAGCTTCCTCCTTCAAAAGCTAAAAACTCTAAATACTGTTCTAAAGAATGCAAAGCAGCATCAAAAAGAAAAGAAAAGTTTGATAATACATGTAAAGTATGCAAAACAAATTTTCGATTTAGGACTAAAAGAGGCTATTGTTCAAAAGATTGTTATCATAAAGATGTTAAAATTAAAAGAATTGATTTAAAATGTCAAAACTGTGGTGAAGAATTTGTTAAACCTGCAAATAGAATTACAAAATATTGTGGAAAGAAATGTCAAATATTTGCGCAGAGCAGTGGATTAGCTGAAGTTCCTTCTAACGGTAGGATGGGCTTTAGGAAAGACTTGCCTGACAAGTATTTTTTTAAGTCTTCATTAGAAGCAGACTACGCAAGATATTGTCAGGCTGTTGGAAAGCCTTACATTTATGAGCATAAAACTTTTACAGTTTCCTACGGAGGAAGAGATAAAGTATATACGCCTGACTTTTATCATCCTGACGAGGATCGTTATGTAGAAACAAAAGCAATTAGGCGTGATAGAAAGTTTAATCAAAATCTTCTAGCAGCTGACATTTTAAAGGAACAAGGAGTTAACATCGATGTTCTTTTAATGCAAGACTTTTATAGAATGCTTAAACAAAGTGGACATTATTGGATGATTGATAATATTGAAAACAAAAACTATCTTGGAACGAAACATTTAATTTATCTTAAAAAGAAGTCATGACTTTGTTTTTAACTCCTATGAAGCTTAACATTAATGATATTATTGAAGTAACAGGCCACGAAAACAAAGTAGGTGTAATAATAAAAATTATTTGTTATAATGAGTATAGTTTAGAAGAAAATTCCTCAATTAATTATTGGTTAGACGTTTTATGGCAAGATAAAAGTATAACGACAATTAACGCATCTTTAGTAAAGAAATTACATGTAAATGAAGAAGAAAATCATAAAAGGAAGTTTGGTAACTTATAATAAAAGCTATTTTCCAGACACACGGCATAAATCTGCTTTGCCTTTAGGCATTGTTATTAAAATGCTTAAAAGCAGACATGAAGATACACGTTATACTGTATATTGGGAAAATGGTTTAATATTAACATATCATAGTAAAGCTTTAAGCAACATGTCAGCGTAACAAAACTTAATGAATATATTTATTTTAGATACAGACCCGAAAAAAGCTGCTGAATACCATTGTGACAAGCATGTCGTTAAAATGATACTTGAAAGTGTACAAATGCTATCTACTGCGCACTGGATAATGCTATTAAATAATAATGGCAGAAGTATTGCAGATTTTAAAAGAATGCGTGATATGAAGGAATACCTATATCAAGTCACAAATAAAAAACTGCAGCCTCCTTATAAACTAACACACCCAAGGCATCCGTGTACAATATGGACACATCAGACAAAACAAAACTATTTGTGGCATGTTGATTTATGCGAAGAATTATGCAAAGAATATACTAGAAGGTATAATAAGACACATAAGTCTGAACAATATGTTGCTTGGTTTAGGAATAACTTACCTTTAAATATCAAAGACGATGTATTGCAAGACTTTCCAATATGTATGAAAGATGAATATAAAATATCTAAAGATCCAGTTGTTTGCTATAAGTTTTATTATATTAAAGACAAGTCTAGATTTGCAAAGTGGAAACATACATCAGTGCCAAGTTGGTATTTAAAAGGGTTAAAGAAGTTAAATTCTTCTATTTCCTGCAGTAGCAATAAAGACGAAAAGTCCAAATAACGCAATATTGCCGCCTGTAGTATTACAGGCTTCATTGTCTCTTTGTAAAGCTTCTTGTTGGTTAATCTCAGAGGCTGAATTGTTGTTTTGTTGTCTTTGCTGTATTTGTTGACTATTGTTAGGCTCACTAAATAGATTGATGCTAAACATTATGACTAATAACATTACTAAAATCTTTTTTGCTATATTTTTCATTTCTAGACCTTGTTGAATAATTACTATAAATATTAGTTAATTTTAAAAATAAAACAGGAACGTTAAATGAATAATAAACTTTTAGAAAAATACATAATTCAAGTATTAAAAGAACAAGAAGATAGAAGTGACGTTGGCGAGTATCCTTTAAATCCAATAGATCCTAAAAGCGTCGAGCCTAAAGGAAAAATTACAGCATTGCTAATTTCTGCAGCCATGGCAATCAATGCTTTAATTCCAGCTTCTCAGTTTCGAAACGCTGAGAATCTTGACGGCCAATACAATAATGTTGAAATTACTGAACCATTAGCGCAAAAAATTGTTAATGATCTTTTAGCAGGAAACGAATCGTTAGAAAAAGAATTGACAAATCAAGCTAACAATATCGACTCTGAAGTTTCTTCTTTTACATATGACACTAACAATATAGATAGAGATCAAGTTATAAGCAGGCTTAGAGTACACGAAGGTGAAAGGCTTGAACCTTATTACGATTCTGAAGGTTACATTACAGTAGGAATTGGTACACTAATAACCAAACAAGGACAAAACAAGTCTGCAGCTAACCAATCATTAAGTGACACTTCTGCAGATTCAGCGTTACAAAAACTTTCTCAGCAATATCCTAGCATATATCAACATACACCTGGAAATACTTCTATAACAAAAGATCAAGCAGAAGATCTTTTACAGGTTAAGTTTGATTCAATTCACAACGCTTTTATTAATAGAATAGGAGTAAACTATCAATACATTCCTAAAGAGTTAAAAGAAGTTTTAGCTGACATGTCATATAATATGGGAGCCGGATTCTTTTTTGATTCAAGTTTTATAAAAAACGTAGTCAGACTTTCAGAGTTGTTATCTAAAAATGAAAGTGGACTAACAAATGATGAAAAACAAGAAATAATCAATTTAATTAGATTAGAAATACCAAAAGAGTTTGCTGACAGTGATTATTTTGACGTGTTAACTAGCCATGATGCAGACACTTCAGCACCTGGTAGACCTGTTATAACATCTAGTGGAGAGTTTAATTGGCTAACAACTACTTACGAAGGTCGCCCAATCAATCTTTTAAACATATATCAGCCTATGCGAGATCAGTTTACTATTGACGACATAAATGAAAGCTATAGCTTAACATCTGTTTATGACAAATTATTTTCTTGATGTATTATTTTTAGCTTTCTTGTACATGTAAATTGTTTAGTTCACTCAAGTTAGGATCTTCTAGTAGCTTTAAGTTGTTTTCCATACAGAATGTTCTTATATACGTTAATTCTTGAAGTGATATCGCTTCGATTTGATCATCAGGATCGTCACCAAATGCCTCTTCGATTCCTTCGAAGACTTCACTTTCTTCTGCATCTTCAAGTTTATTGTCTAAAACACTATTCAAAGCATCTTCAGTTTCTTTATATAATACTACGCCAAGAACTTCTGTAGGTTTAACATGGAACTCAGTTTCTGCATAAGGTATATCATGCTTTTTACTAAATGACGCTGAATCGTGAGGATCAAATTCTTTTCCTAATTTTTCTATGTTTTCATAGTCTATATATTCTTTGTCTCTTGTCTCTCTTTCTTCACCCCATCCGTAAGACCTAATTCTTTCTCCTGAAGGTGTATCATCTATCACTGAAGCATTGTCGTCTAAAGTACCATATGTAGGATATCCTTTTATTGCTACACCTAAGTAGCCCCAGTTTTTTCCTGTATTGTAATTGTGTGTAAACTGGTAGTCGACTTCTTCTCCTTCTGATGATGGTGAAAGTAGATTGCATGCAACTTCTTTTTTGTTTAATGTGTTTTGCATAAACGATTCTAGCCTCTCTGAACCTAGCATCATATATCTTCTTGCATCGCCTTCGTCATATCTTTCATCTTCCATGTCTTTATGATAAGGTCTAAACCAGTGTATAAATAAAACATCACTC